AGTGGCGTATCGAGAAAAGGTAATTGCTTCCAAAGAAAACGGTACACCGAAACCTCGATGCCCGAACTACATCGGTGAGTGTTTTGTTAAGATCGCAAACCATCTCGCATATAAAGCAAACTTTATCAACTATACCTATCGAGAAGAGATGGTACTAGATGGTATTGAAAACTGCATTACTTATGTTGACAACTTCGATCCCGCCAAATCCTCAAATCCCTTTGCCTACTTTACTCAAATTACATATTATGCTTTTCTACGAAGAATCCAGAAAGAGAAGAAGTATATGGCGACCAAGTATCGCTACATTCAGAATCTAGATGTTAGTAGCATCATTACTGAAGACGCAGATGGTTCTGAGCATACTAATGAGTTTATCAACTATCTTCGTAAACAAATCGATGATTCGTATGATAGTTCTATGGAGAATCAACCCCCAAAGAATCCTATGCCAAAACGTCGACCAAAATATTTTGATAAGAAAGAAGAAAAAAACCTTGACTCTTGACCGAGTTTAGGGTATAGTGGTTCTATTATTAATGTAAGGAGTTTTATATGAGTAAGTTTTTTAAATGGGTTTCTGAAAATACCACAAGTCTTATAGTCGCTGCTGGTTTGGGTATTCCACTTCTTCTCCTTTTCTATATTGTCGGAAAGTACGAAGAAAATGTATCCCAAGTTACTCGTCAGAATTCAGGTTGCATCTATCTCGAATCCAGTCGTCTTGGCGTAGATCAACACTATATGCTGTGTGATGGACGGATTAACCTTGTGCATCTTGCCGCTGATGGCGAAACCCCTACTGTTGAAGCCGTCGATGTAATTCAGAATGCGGTTGATGAAACGGCTCCTGCTGCCTCATCCACCCCTGCTAAGTGAGATTATTATGATAATTAATACACAACTTCTAACTAATGACATAGTTTCGGACATGCAAGAAGAAGCAGGTGAATCATCACTAAATGCCAACATCTATTTTGACATTCGTGGTGCAACACCTTCTGAAAAGGCAAAGGTGCGAGCAATCCTCGATGAATTTTATGCAGATATTCGTAAGGCGATCCGCTCTGCATGAAAGTCGCACTAATCACTGACACCCACTTTGGTGCACGATCGGATTCAATTCCGTTTGACAACTTCTTTAATAAATTCTACACAGAAGTTTTCTTTCCTCATCTTGAGCGCGAACAGATTAAGACAATCATCCATCTGGGTGACGTCTTTGATCGTAGGAAGTACATCAACTTTAATACGCTGAAGAAGTGTAAGGAATATTTCTTCGACCGAACAACTGAACTTGGTATCGATGTTCATATGATCGCAGGAAACCACGACACCTTCTTCAAGAACACTAATGAAGTAAACGCACTTGATCTGCTGCTGCGGGAATATCCAAACGTAATTACATATTCCGAGGCAGAAAATATTATCGTCGACGGTAAAAACGTACTACTAGTTCCTTGGATTTGTTCGGGTAACTATGACCAAACTATGGAGATTGTTAATGCCTCAAATGCACAAGCCGTATTCGGGCACTTTGAATTTGCTGGTTTCCAAATGTATCGTGGGCATACGAATGACCACGGAATGGATACTAAACTTTTCAGCAAGTTTCCTCTTGTTTGTAGTGGGCACTTCCATCATCGTAGTCGTATCGGTAACGTTGTTTATCTTGGTAATACTTATGAGTTTACTTGGTCTGATTATAACGATCCTCGAGGGTATCACATCTATGATACGGAAACTAATGAGATAGAATTTTATGAAAACCCCAATAGAATATTCCACAAAATCTATTATGACGACACTGTTGGCGATATCAGTTTGCTTGATCTTAGTGCATTTGTTGGAACTTGCGTTCGGTTGATTGTCGTAAAGAAAACAGACTTCTATAAGTTTGATCGTTTCGTAGACAAACTATATGACTGCAATCTTCTCGAACTTAAAATTATTGAAGACTTTTCTGAATTTGAAACAGAAGCGATGGACGACGAAGAATTCAATGTCGAGGATACTATGACTGTTCTTTCAGATTTCGTTGATACTATCTCAACTGATTTAGAAAAGACTCGGATCAAGTCTATTTTACAGACTCTCTATGTTGAGGCACAGAACGTTACAGTATGATAAATTTTGCAGCACTTCGATGGAAGAATCTTCTGTCGACTGGTAATCAGTTTACAGAAATTAAATTGAATCGTTCTCCCAGTACACTAATCATTGGTGAGAATGGTGGTGGTAAATCGACTATGCTCGATGCGCTTTGTTTTGTTCTCTTCAATAAACCGTTTCGTAACATCAACAAACCGCAGTTGGTAAACTCTATCAACAAGAAGAATATGCTGATAGAGATTGAGTTTCAAACTGGTCGCAAATCATATAAGATTGTGCGGGGAATCAAACCAAATGTGTTTGAGATTTATGTAGATGGTGAACTGATCAATCAAGACGCTGCTGCTCGCGACTACCAGAAGTATCTTGAAGAATCAATTCTCAAGATGAATTATAAGTCGTTCACTCAGATTGTTATTCTGGGAAGTGCATCCTTTACCCCATTTATGCAACTTCCTGCGTTCACTCGTCGAGAGATCATTGAAGACATTCTTGATATTCAGATTTTCACTACGATGAACACTGTCTTGAAAGACAAAATCATTGAGATTAAGGATAAGTTGACTGCTGCAGATAGTCGTCTCGAGGTTCTAAAGCAAAAAGCAACTCTACAGAAAGAATATGTAGATACTCTTGAAGCAAACAAGGAGAAACGATCAGATGAAATTCAATCACGCATTTTCTTTGGTGAACGAGCAATCATCCAGTTCCAGAGTCTCGTTGCTACGCTTGAAGGTGAAAAGATTACGCATGAGGATGCCTCGGCAGCACTCGGAGATCTTACATCAAAACAAAAGAAACTCGATCAATTCAAAACCAAGTTTTCCACTCAACTCCGAGATCTTCAAAAGGAGGTGGCGTTCTATGAAGGCACGGATGAGTGTCCGACGTGTAGGCAAGGGATTGCTCATGATCATAAAGAGACCATCGTATCATCCAGACAAGAGAAAATCCAAGAACTATCTTCAGGAATGGAAAAACTCCAGAAAGAATTTACAAAACTTGAAGAACTTATCGCGGAGAATGATGTTCTTTCCGAACAAATTTCAGGACTGAATAAAGAGATCATTACTCACAACAATGAAATTATTGTTCAACAGAGATTAATTCAAGCACTCAATCTAGAACTGAATGACATTGCTACTAAGACTGCAGACATTGATGGTGAGAAAGATAAACTAAAGACATTCGCGAAGGATGTTCTTGCTCAGAATTCCGAGAAAGCGAATCTTAATGAAGAAAAGCATTACATGGATGCTGTCTCCACTCTCCTCAAGGACACTGGTATTAAGACTAAGATTATTCGGTAATACCTTCCTGTTATCAATAAATTTGTGAATAAATATCTAACTGCTATGGACTTCTTTGTTCAGTTTAATCTAGATGAGAAGTTCGATGAGACAATCAAGTCTCGTCACCGTGATGACTTTAGTTATGCATCGTTCAGTGAAGGTGAGAAACAGAGAATCGATCTGGCGCTGCTGTTTACTTGGCGCACAATCGCTAAGATGAAGAACAGCGTTGCGACTAACTTGTTGATTCTTGACGAAGTGTTTGACAGTTCTCTAGATAACAACGGAACTGATTATGTCATGGCATTACTAGATACTCTTGGTGAAGAAACGAATACTTTTGTTATCAGCCACAAGGGCGATCAACTGTTCGATAAGTTCCGCAGTTTGATTAAGTTCGAGAAGAAAAACAATTATAGTGAAATGGTGGTATAATGGAACTGTTGAAAATTAGTGATCCGATTCTGCGCGATACTCCGACTGAATTTGATTTCGAGACTCAGAATGCACAAGAACTCGCTGATGCTCTCTGGGAAAAGTGTCGAGAACTGAAGGGACTTGGTCTATCTGCTAACCAAGTTGGTATCGACGCAAAGGTTTTCGTTATGGGAACCGACGAAACAAACAGAAAGAACATCTTTAACCCAACAGTTGTTGCTCTTTCTGATAAGAAGAATACTGCGACTGAAGGTTGTCTGAGTCTTCCTGGTATTTGGTTGAACATTCGTCGACCAGAGGAAGTTACTGTTTCATATCGTAATGTCGAAGGTGAATATGTCGTTGAGCAACTTGCTGGACTAGAGGCAAGAATCGCTCTCCATGAATACGATCATATGATCGGTATGAATTTTATGGATAGAGCATCAAAACTAAAGCGCGACATGGCAATCAAATCACTAGAGAAACGAGCAAAGAGGTATATTCAAAAAAATGTCAGACAAAACGTATGATTTTGGGTTCACGTTTGAGGATCCAACCGAAACAATTATCCAACAACCAGCACAACAAATCGACACTGGTGCCCAAGATGAGATTATGGCGAAACTCTCTGAACTCTCTGCCAGAATTCTTGGAACAGATGCAACTGGTATCGTCGCTGAGCACAAGGCATTACTACAACAAGAAGTTTCATCAAAGTTGAGAGAAGTCGAGGATATGATCTTGCCTCTACTTTATAATTTAAAGAAAAATCCTGAGCGTGATTATATACATTGGCCAGGAGAAACAAGGACCAAAACAATTGACGCACAAATTGACAAGATCACAGCGATCACGAGATTTTATGAACGACTCTGAAACTTTTGCCACTAAACAAAAGTTTTTTGTTGAACCTGCTGCAAAGATTTTTAATTTTTACCTATGTGGTGAGATTAAAGAGGCAGAAGAATACATTGAATGGTTTCAAATTCTTCGATCAGTTGGTGAAACCGATATCGTTTACATCCGCATTAACAGTGAGGGTGGAGATTTGTTCTCCACGTTGCAGTTGGTTCGAGCGATTCAAGAATCCTCTGCTACGATTATCTGCTCAGTCGAAGGAATTTGTATGAGTGCTGCTACTCTGGTTTTCCTGAGTGCTGATCGATACGAACTTTCTGACCACACAATGTTTATGTTCCACAACTACTCAAGCGGAACAATCGGTAAGGGTGGTGAGATGTATGACCAAATTACCCACTTCCGTGTATGGTCTGAGAAACTTTTCAATTCTTTCTATAAGGATTTCTTAACCGACGCAGAGATTAAGTCGATGCTCGACAACAAGGATATCTGGTTGGATGCAGAGGAAGTTGCTAAACGACTTGAACACCGAGTTAAAACGCAGGAGAAACTCGAACAAGAAGAATCTGCTAAGAAAAAACCAAGAAAGAAACTTCCAATCGAATAAATAGGCTTGACTTTTCTAGAAAAATCGGGTATACTGTTTGTATGATAAAGTTTAAAGATTATATTGCTGAGTCTAAGGAGGGTGCTGGTCTAACCATTTGGGATATTGACGAGACCCTCTTTAACACTAAAGCACAGATCCATGTCGTCAAAGACGGCAAACTGGTAAAGAAACTCTCCAACACTGAGTATAATACATACACTCGGAAACCTGGAGAGTCCTACGACTTCGTTGAATTTAAAGACGCGAAGCATTTCCGCGACACCTCTGAACCTATCGCTCGAGCAATCGCGAAGGCAAAGGCAATCCACAAAAACATTAAGAATCGTGCTGGTAGCAAAATGATAATTATCACTGCTCGCTCGGACTTCGATGATCGTGACACTTTCCTAGACACTTTCCGTCAACAGGGAATTGACATTGATGACGTGCACGTTCACCGTGCTGGTAATCTAGATGCTCCCAATTCTGCTGCGGGTAAGAAAATCTTCATTAAACAGTATCTCGACTCTGGTAAATACGGTCGTGTTCGCCTGTTCGATGATGCTATCTCAAACCTAGATATGCTCCTTAGTCTCAAGGATGAATATCCTGATGTTGACTTCGAAGCATACCTTGCACATCATGATGGAACGATGACAAGATATCGTAATTAAGGGCTTGACTTTTGTCGAGTTCTAGGGTAGAATGGAATAATAAGGAGACGAAAAATGATTAAGTCTGTTGTTGTAAGTTTGATTGCTCTGAGTGTTGCTTTTGTTCCCGTCGCTGCCGAGGCAAGACATCGCGATAATCGTGACGGAAATCGCTCAGAACAGAGTCAACATCGTTCGCGTATTAGTACTGGTGAGGCAATTGCTCTCGGTGTCGGGGCATTTATCCTTGGTGCCGCAGTAAGCAGCAAGCGAACTGACGAACGTGTAGAAGATGACCGTTGGGATGACCGTCAAGTCTATGATCGTGAATATAATTATCACAATCGTCGCCAACAAGAACGCACCTGCTATAAGGAATTTCAACCTCTGTATGATTCCTACGGTCGCATCGTGCAATATGCTAAGGTTACGACCTGCTATTAATTTTCAAAAATCTTAAATTAGGGCTTGACTTTTACCACGTTTCGGGGTAGAATGGAATATAAGTTGATGATGAGGTTTTGTGATGTCCGTTTCTAATTCTGAAAAATCCATTCTCGCCAAGCTTCTAGCTTCTGAGAATATCCATATTGAGCATCGCAAGGTTCCGACCGCTGCCTTCGATCTTAAGAATCGCTCACTCATCCTTCCTATCTGGAAGGAAATGTCTGCTGACCTGTATGACCTGCTTATCGGTCACGAAATCGGTCATGCTCTCTATACTCCTGCCGAGGGTTGGCATGATGCTATCACCGACGGTGGCAACGGCATCAAGTCGTTCCTAAACATCCTTGAAGATGCTCGTATCGAGCGCAAGGTTAAGGACAAGTATCCTGGTATCCGCAAGAACTTCTTCGCTGGTTACAAGGAATTGTTTGATCGCAACTTCTTCGGCGTTGAAGGTCGTGACCTTAACACCCTCCGCTTTATCGACCGTATCAATCTCTATTATAAAGTTGGTGCTTTCCTGAACATTCAGTTCTCGGAAGACGAGAAAGCAGTCCTGCGTCGTATCGATGTTCTGGAAACTTGGGACGATGTCTCGGAACTTGCGACCGAACTCTATGGTCTTGCCAAAACCGAACAGACTCCTGAAGAAACTGCTTTCGATGATATCATGGACCAACTCGGTGCAATGATGAAAGATGACTCTGATATGGAACCTTCTTCTATCCCTTCCGAGACTTCTGACGAACAGTCTGATGAGAAATCTGACGGTGATTCCGATGAGTCTGATGAAAAGCAGGAAGGTGACGGTCAGTCTGCTGATATGTCAGAAAAGTCTGACGATAATAGTGACGATGATCGCTTTGATCCTGATGTCTCTGAATGGGATACCGATACTGACTCAGAGTCTGACTCGCGTGACCCAGACGGTTCTAACGGTTTCCAAGAAGAACCATATTACGACGAAAATCCTGTCGCTGAAACTGACGAACACTTCCGTGATCGTGAAAACGAACTGGTCGACAGTGAGTCTCTGCCGTATGTCTATGGTAACCTAAACATACTGAAACCCTCTGACTATATCATTCCGATGAACACGGTAATTGATAGTATCAAAATCACGGTTCGTCAGGGGTATGATGTTATCGACTCGGAATCAGATGCGACTCAAATTTACAACGAATTTCGTGCGAACAATCAAAAATATATCAACCTAATGGTTCAAGAATTCGAAATGCGTCGTAAGGCATCTGAGTTTGCTCGTGCGACTGTCGCTAAGACTGGTCGCCTCGACGCTGATCGTCTGTGGGCGCATAAGATTAGCGAAGACCTGTTCGCTCGTAATACGATTATGCCGAACGGTAAAAATCATGGTATGCTTATGTTCCTCGACATGTCTGGTTCTATGGACATGAACATGAAGGGTACGATTGAGCAGTTGGTTACGCTGGCAATGTTTGCTCGTAAGGTTCGCATTCCTTTTGAAGTTTACGGTTTCATTAATAATCAATTTGCTCGCACTGCATTCCCGAAGCATGATCGTGGTTATGAAAATCCTACCACTGGTGCTGGTCTGAACGATCTTCAGATTGCTGATTATAATTTCTTCCTGTATCAGTTCCTCGACAGTAGTTGCTCGAGTGCACAATTTAACAACGCTGTGAAAAAGTTGCTGCATCTTGGTAAGGCATATGATAATCGCCGTTCATATGGCAATCAACGGCACTATAAGTACCCTGACCATTTTGGTCTGGGTTCGACTCCTCTTGAGGAATCGATCATTGTTGCTCGTTCGATTGCTGACCAGTTTCGTTCTAAGCATCGTCTAGAAGTTCTGTCAACTGTGTTCCTAACTGATGGTGATGGTGACAATAACTTCAATACGAATTCGAAAAGTTATTATGGTCACAGTAATCTGACTGTTGAAGATTCTAAGACTCGTAAGTCGGTTACGGTAAAATATGACACCAATACACGTGGTCGTACTGCTTTCTCGTCTGCGCTGCTCGAACTCTACGGTAAGGTTACTGGTTCACGAGTGATCAACTTCTTCATTCTGGGATACAGTGAGCGGCATACTGCTCGCAATATGTTCAATGATGACTTCAATTTCGACCAGAAGTGGCGGTCAGAGTGGATTAAGGATCGTGTTTTCGCTCTCGAAAATCACGGTGGTTTCCACAATCGCTTCCTCGTTCCTGGTGGTAAAAACCTTCAGATCGGTGCTGACACTCTGACGGTTGATAGTGAGAATACGAAGCAAATTTTCCAGGCATTCAAGAAAATGCAGAACGGAAAGCAAGCGAGTCGTGTTCTGCTGACCAAAATGATTCGGGCAGTCGCCTAATGTTTGAAGGAAAGTCTATGTTGGAATGGTTCAAGTCTAGGGTGCAATGGTTAGAAGGAAAATCTGTGCTGGAATTAATTGGTTTGTTGGTGGTTTTAGTCATCACATTTTATGTCTTTGGTGTCGTGTTTTTGCTCGCACTCTCGCTGTGGCCACTGTGGTTGATTCTTTTTATTATTTACGTATATCGTAAAAATAGGGCTTGACTTTTATCAAGTTTTAGGGTATAGTGTATATAATGATTGAAAAGGAAAATATTATTATGATTGACTTCCCCTCTGAACTTGAAACTCTCGTCCTCGTTGACTGGTCGCGTGATGAAAATGGTGTCCTTCGTGCTGTTTACCCTAACGGTGCTGGGTTTATCCTCCTTCGTGGTGAAACTGTTGAATATTATGACTTCTGTAATGACGGTTCTCATGAACTGGTTGAGTCGCGTGAGTTGATTATTTCTAAATAATAGGCTTGACTTCTGTACCGTTCTAAGGTATATTATATTATAAATTGATGATGTGAAGGTGAAAAAAATGATGAATCGTGATGCTTTGGTTGAGTTCCTTTCCGCCAATAACACCAACCGTGGTGTTTTCCGTAAACGCGACGTTGTCGCTGCCGCCGAAAATCTCGGCATGAAATATCCTGGGTGGATTTTCACCAAGGAACGTATGATTAAGCGTGGTACGTACGACCTTTCGCCGCTGATGGCAGGTAACGTTACCCCTATGCCTGTTCGCGAACCAGCGAAGATTGTTATCGCTCCCAAGTTAGAAGTTCTCATTGAGAATCTTGTTCCTTCGATTGACAAAACCTATGTTCCGTTCGGTTTCTATAAGGATCTGATCAAGATCCTGAATGCTGGTGTGTTCTATCCGACGTTTGTCTCTGGTCTGTCGGGTAACGGTAAGACCACTATGATTGAACAGGCATGCGCTAAGTTGAAGCGTGAATGCATTCGTGTTAACATCTCTATCGAAACTGACGAAGACGATCTGATCGGTGGTAACACTCTGATCGACGGTAACGTAGTTTACCGCGAAGGTCCAGTTCTGACCGCCATGAAGCGTGGCGCTGTCCTCATCCTTGACGAAATCGACCGTGGTTCGAATAAGATGATGTGTCTTCAAGCAATCCTTGAGGGTAAACCATACTTCAATAAGAAAACTGGTGAGACGATTTACCCCAAGGCAGGGTTCAACGTCATCGCCACTGCTAACACCAAGGGTCGTGGTTCTGACGACGGCAAGTTTATGTCCGCTCAGATTCTTGACGATGCGTTTCTTGAGCGTTTTGCCATCACTGTTGAGCAGGAATATCCTTCCGCCAAGATCGAAAAGAAAATCGTGATGAACAAGATGGAAAAGGCAGGAAAGGTTGACGAAGAATTCGCTGACAAACTGACCACGTGGGCAGAAATTATCCGCAAGACTTTCTAGGACGGTGGCGTTGACGAACTGGTTTCCACTCGTCGCCTTGAGCACATCGTCAATGCCTACGCCATGTTCGGCGACCGTTCTAAGGCAATCCAGTTGTGCGTCAACCGTTTTGACGCCGATACTAAGGCAGCGTTCCTCGACCTCTATAGCAAGGTTGACGTGAATGCCGACCCTGTCGCTGAAACGACTGACAACAATGATTCCTACTTTGACCAAACTGAAGAAATGCCATTTTAAGGAGAAAATATGACAACCGAATACAGATATAATGAGGGTGATCTGCTTCGGCAGATCACTAACTACGTAGATTCCACATATGATGGACACTACTCCCAGAATCAATATCAGGCAACTGAGTTTATCATCGACGGTGGTCATGGTATAGGGTTCACTGTCGGGAATATTCTGAAGTATGCTCAGCGTTACGGTCACAAGGGATCTCCCGAAGACTGGCGCAATGATCTGATGAAGGTTATTCATTATGCGATCATTGCTTTACACGTGCATGACCAAGAATATGAAGACTATGATGACAGCGAACTTGATGATTTCGACGATCATCTGCCTCCTTGGCGAGTAGAGTTTGAAGATGCAGATCCTCTTAGCGATGTTGACAATTCTAATTTTATTCAATCTGAAGGGTTGACTCTTAAGACGACTCTGGGAACAGGCGAATGGAACTATACTGGTATGGGAAGTGCAACAAATACCTTGACTTTCTTTAACAATGACACTATAACTAATGGTGGGACTATTACGTTACCACCTCTCAAAACAACTCTGAATATTAAGGACTAATATATTATGAAGATCTCTAACGAAACTCTCGCTGTTCTAAAGAACTTTGCCTCGATTAATACGAACATTGTCGTTCGCGAAGGTTCAGTTCTTGCGACCGTGAGTGAAGGTAAGAACATTCTGACTCTTGCCACTGTATCCGAATCATTCCCTCGCGAATTCGCAGTGTATGATCTGCCTAATCTCCTCGCTCTTCTCAGCATCTGGGATGAACAAGACATCGATTTTGAAGAGTCGAGCATGTTCCTTCGCAAGGACAAGTCAGAATTCGAGTATGGTTACGCTGATCCCTCGGTTGTTACTGCTGCTCCGTATAAGACTCTCGAGATTGATCCGTTCTTCACCTTCAAGATGACTTCTGCTGAGATCGGTATGGTGCAGAAGGCAGCGTCTATTCTTTCTGCCCCAACCATGAGCGTTGTCTCTAAGGGTGGTAAGGTGACTCTGACTGTTAGTGACCCTGCTAATCCTCGTGCGAATGCATTCCGTCGCGAACTCGACAATAATGCAGATGGTGACTTCGATTGCCGACTGAAGGTTGAGAATCTGAAGGTTATTGCTGATGACTATGAGGTAACACTCGGAAAGAAGAAGGCAATGCACTTTAACAACCTGACCAAGAAGTTGGAATACTGGTTGGCAATGGAACCCTCGTCGGTCGTATAAGGATAAGAACATGCAAAAATTAGAAATTACTTTCAATGCGCGAGTTCCATATGATGATGATGAAACTGGTCGAGCAACCATTGTGATGTTTACTACGGGTAGTGTCGATGAAGTCATCCGTCAGTTTAATAAGTTCCTGATTCTCAATGATTGGGATGTTCAAGTGGAGAATCCAAGTGCATGATAATCTACCAACAGTTGTTCCGAGTGTAGTCTTTAAGACTCGCGTTCGAGACGAATCCATCGAGGGTGATAATCCCTATCGCTGGGAAGATGTAACATCATTCGATCTGTTTGGCAGTCGACGTGTTATTCTGTTCTCACTTCCAGGTGCATTTACTCCAACCTGTTCGACTATGCAACTTCCTACGTTTGAAGACATAGCGTTGCGCTTTTACTCCCATGGTATCGACGAAATCTACTGCATGTCAGTGAATGATTCGTTCGTAATGAACCAGTGGGCAGAGTCGCAGAACCTTGAACACGTTAAGGTTATCCCTGATGGTTCGGGTTTCTTCACCGCAAAGATGCAGATGCTCGTTCAGAAAGACAATCTTGGGTTTGGTATGCGCTCTTGGCGTTATGCTGTTATCGTGAACAACGGTACGATTGAAAAGTGGTTTATCGAACCTGGAATGGAAGATAACTGCGAAACCGATCCGTATGGGGAGACTGATCCTTATACTATCTTGCACTGGTTGCAAGCGAATTCTTGATTCGACTGGTATCACGGTCGTAAAACACCTTCGCGACCGTGATACCCTCCTTTTTTATTATGGAAAATATTATGGAAAATAATCGTGACCAGTTCCTCTGGGTTGAGCGTTACCGTCCTCGTAAACTTGATGACTGTATTCTACCCGATGACCAACTAAATACTTTTCGCCAGTTTGTTGAGTCTGGCGAAATCCCTAACATGCTTCTCTGTGGTTCTGCGGGTGTTGGTAAGACTACCATCGCTCGGGCAATTTGTGAAGAACTCGGATGTGACTACATCATTATCAATGGTTCAGAAGAATCAGGCATTGATGTTCTTCGCACTAAGATTCGAGAGTTTGCATCCTCTGTTTCGTTTACTGGTAAAACTAAGGTTGTTATCCTAGACGAAGCGGACTATCTAAATCCCAACTCCACTCAACCTGCGCTTCGTGCGTTCATTGAAGAGTTTGCTAACAACTGTCGGTTTATCTTCACTTGTAATTTCAAGAACCGAGTTATCGCTCCTCTCCACAGTCGAACTACGGTCATTGAGTTTAAACTGACCAAGGCAGATCGACCAAAGATGGCAGGTCGTTTTATGAAACGACTTAGCGATATCTTGACCACAGAGAACGTAAAGTTTGATGAGAAGGTTGTTGCTGAGGTTCTTAAGAAGCACTTCCCTGACTATCGCCGTGTTCTAAACGAACTTCAACGGTACAGTGTTTCAGGTACGATTGATGAGGGTATTCTCAGCAATATTATTGAAATCAATATGAAGGAACTTACTGATTCTCTAAAGTCAAAGGACTTCCGTAAGGTTCGGTCATGGGTTGTCGAAAACCTTGACAATGATCCACAACTTATCTTCCGGAAGATTTATGACACTGTTCTAGAAGATGTGAAGTATCCTGCTCAACTTGTTCTGTTGATCGCTGACTATCAATATAAGGCAGCGTTTGCTGCAAACCAGGAGATTAATCTGGTGGCATGTCTCGTTGAGATTATGGCAGCAGTGGAGTGGAAATAATGTCTGGTATTCTGGAGGGTCTTGGTGCTCCGAAAACAGAATATGATCTCAAGGACTATATCGAAAAGAAGAAGGGTATTTCTCCCTTCGACTTCATTAATGACATCAATTATGGAAAGAAGAATCTGATCGTCGATGACTGGTCAGAGAAGCAATACAATCCCTGGATTATTAACCGAGGATTAACATTTAGTATCGACACTGCCATCCCTGCAAATGAGATGAATTGTCGTTCACACCTTGATAAATCTCTACAAAACATGTATCTTATAAATACTATACGTGGCAGAAAACGTTTTGATAAATGGATCAAAATTGAAAACGACGTAGATGTAGAGTTGATCAAAGAGTATTATGGTTACAGCAATGAAAAAGCACGCCAAGCACTCGCAATTCTCTCTGAAGAACAAAAACAATACATAAAAGAGAAATTGTATAAAGGTGGTACTAAATGACTGACGATTTTTTCGACATTAACTTTCCTGGGTATGCTCCACTAGAGATAACTCTTAAAACTCCCGATGACTTTCTAAAGGTTCGCGAAACTCTTTCGCGTATTGGTGTGGCATCGCGGAAAGAAAAGACTCTTTTCCAGTCCTGTCATATTCTACACAAACAAGGTAGATACTTCATTGTTCACTTCAAAGAACTCTTTGCTCTAGATGGCAAAGGTGCTGACTTCAGTGATAATGATCTAGAACGTAGAAACACCATTGCCAAGTTGCTTGGTGATTGGGGTCTAGTAGATATTAAGAATCCAGAACTACACGAAAATTGTGCACCTCTAAATCAAATTAAGATTATCGCTCATAAAGAAAAGAGTGAGTGGGAACTGGTTCAAAAATATAATATTGGTGCAAAAAGAAATTAGAAAAACTATTGACTTTTCTCCCGAAACATATTATAAATAGAAAGTGCCATGCTTCGGATGGCACTTTTTTTAATCTCGCTTAATAGGAGCAAAATATGAAATTTGATACAACAAGTATGCCACAATGGGATCGTTACTTTGTGGGTTCTGATCGTGTAATGAAGAAGTTAGCAGAAATTGCTGATCAATCTACACAAATGATGCCAATTAAATACCCTCCATACAATATCAAGAAAGTCGATGAAAATCGCTACGTAATCGAACTGGCAGTTGCTGGTTTCGGTAAGTCGGAGATTGATATTCAATTGCAAGAGGGTCTGTTGAGTATTCACGGAAAATGCGACTCATCTGAGTCTACTGAATATCTCTATAAGGGAATTGCTGAACGAGGATTCAAACGTGAATTCACTCTCGCAGATAACGTGGAAGTAAAGAGTTCTTCTCTGGTTAATGGTATGCTGAAGATTTTTCTTGAAGCATTTATTCCAGAAGAAAAGAAACCAAAGAAAATTAAAATTGACGATGAAGATAATGAATATCCATCGCAAGCTGCTGAATTTTTAGCAGAAGGTAAAACAAAGTAATTTGAATTTGGTGGGTGGGATTAATTCTCACCCACCAATAATAATGAAGGTGAATATATGTAATGTTAAACTTGACTGACAATCTTCCCTGGAATCTATCACACCACAGGTATTGTGTTGTTGGTGTTGCAAGATCTGGAACACAACTTACCGAATCTCTGCTTAACTACTCGATTAGTAAAAAGTATGATGATGTAGTGACACTTGAAGATTTTATGAACTTCAACACTGCTTACTTTGCCAATCTTGAAATGGATGACAATAACAAACTGTCATTTAAAATGGTGACTGATGGTGAAGGCAAAATGAAAATGGCAGCCAATCGAAACGTTGAACAACTCCCCGCGATAGGAAAAGATTGGATCGATAAGGTATCGCGAGCAGATCCAACACAACCATTGACATGTCGTATATTCTTAGATGATAGATTAACTTTTATTTCTCTTGTTGATGGTCTAGAGTTTCTAAAAAAACAAAATTTTAAATTCGTATATGTCAATCGTAACTTCGAACATAAGATGCTCAGTTCTTACTTTGCTAAGAAAACTATGATTTTCAGGAGCGGTAAAAACTCTGCGATTTTAGAGATAGATATTCCAGAACTAAAGACGATGATTCTTGGTCGATATCTTATGGAAGAGCACAATAAAAAAGTTATGACTAATATTGTTGGTAGTCATATTGTCGTTGAATATGATGAATTGACCTCAATGGCAGCAGACTTAAACGAAAATGAGAAAAAACTCGCATACGGAATATTTAATGAGAAACAATTACCTCTCGATCCGTACGAACAAATTGCAAATGCTGATGAGGTGAGAGAAGTTTTTGCAACTTTTTATCCAAGTGTGGTAAATCTATCCTCTCAATTACTAGGAGCAAATCGATGATTAGTGTTCCTTTTTCAACCCTTTAATAATGAAAGTATAAATATGTCTAGTAATGTCAAGTGTGTTAAGTTGATCAGTGGAGACGAAATCATTGCAGATGTTTCTGAGTTTGATGATGGAAATCTCGTTGTTCTCAGTAAACCTCTGTTAATTATGATGGTTCCCCAAGGTCAAAACAACCAGTTTGGTATTGGACTTGCTCCATTCTGCCCCTATGCTAAGGACAGTATTGTTCCGATCCGTGGTGGCGCAATTGTTTCAATTTTCGACCCAGAAGTTGGTATGCTCAACGAGTATAATTCTCGGTATGGTTCGGGTCTGGTCGTTCCAGAAAGTAAACTTATTATATGAAGAATTTTATTGCTGCTCTATTTCTGTTCGCTGTACCGACTGCTGTTAATGCATCTGCTTGCGATCAGTTCTATCCAAATGGTAAGGAAATCGTAGTTCCAAAAACTACGGTTCTCTGCAACTCTTTCTACGCAATTGTTTATGACGATGCTCGTAACGCAAATGTTTTCTCAACTGAGATTGCACAAGCGAGAGTAAAGAAAACTCCACGTACTGACGACTTCCGTCCAGACAAGCGCATCGCTGATTCGCCAACCCATGCTGACTACACCAACTCTGGTTACGATCGTGGGCACATGGTTCCTGCTGCAAACGCAGACGATGCCAATGAAATGTCGGACACTTTCCTGATGACGAACATGACTCCACAGTTGCCTTCGGTCAACCGTATTGCATGGAAAAATCTTGAAGAGCGTGTTCGTTCGGTTCCCTTCAAGTGGGTTGTTACTGGTGCACATTACCCTGTAAATCCAACATTGATTGGTAAGAGTAAGGTTCCAGTTCCAGACTTTCTTTACAAGGTTGCATTCTTCGAAAGTGGTAACGTTGCAGTTTATATCGTAGATAACGTAACTCCTAAGTCACAGGTTTCGACTATGAAACTGGAAGAACTAGAAGCAAAGATTGGATATAAACTACGATAAATCCCTTTACTTTTGTTATGTTTTATAGTATTATAGTATTGAATTATGAGGGATTTTAGATGAAGTTTTATACATGCGCACACCAATATGGTTCCAAGGTTTTAGTCCGTGGAGTACATAATGGTGTGCGTTTTACTAAGAGGGAAGACTTTTCCCCGACTTTGTATGTGAAGTCAAAAGAACCCAGTGAGTTTAAGTCTCTATACGGAGAGGACTTACAACCTGTAGAATTTGCCAACAACAATGAAGCAAAAGAATTCGTTAAGACCTATGGTGAGGTAGATAACTTCCCGATCTATGGGCAGACTAATTATGGGTATCAATATATTACCCATACTTATCCTGGAGAAATCCTCTGGGATATTACTCAACTAAACATTCAGACGATCGATATTGAGACTTCTGCCGAACAGGGGTTTCCTGATGTTCAAAATCCCATCGAAGAAGTTCTCCTGATCACAGTCAAAAATCTTAATACTCGACAGATTATTACGTTCGGATGTGGTGATTTTGATGACAAGTGTGAGGAAGTCGAGAACCTTCGCACTCAAGGCAACAAGTTCTTGTATGTCAAGTGTGATAATGAGCGTGATCTCCTCGAGACGTTCCTTCGTTTCTACTCTGAGAATTATCCTGATATCATTACAGGTTGGAACTGCGACCTATTCGATATCGCGTATCTAATCTCTCGAGTTGAGCGGTTGTTCTGCTCCGAGGATGATACAACCATGAAGAAGAAGTTCTCTCCATGGGGACTTGTTCGTCGTAAGAACATGACAATTATGGGACGTGAGCATGTCTCGTATGATATCACTGGTGTTGCCATCATTGACTACATTGATCTCTACAAGAAGTTTACTTATATTCGTCGAGAGAGTTATAAACTTGACTACATCGGTGAGGTCGAGTTAGATCTCAAGAAAATGGAAAACCCATATGACTCTTTCCGAGAATTCTACACTAAGGACTGGCAGAAGTTCGTAGAGTATAACATTCGAGACGTTGAGATCGTTGATGCTCTTGAGCGTAAGATGAAGTTGATCGAACTGATTCTCACTATGGCATATGATGCCAAGTGTAATTTCAACGATGTGTTCTCTCAGGTTCGTACTTGGGATTGTATCATCTATAATCACCTCCACAATCAGAATATCCAGATCCCTCAGAAAAAGGAGAGTCGCGGACGACAGATTGAAGGTGCGTTTGTTCAGGAACCAAAACCTGGACAGTACGATTGGGTTGTTTCCTTTGATGCGACCTCTCTATATCCGTCAATCATCATGCAGTATAATCAGTCACCAGAAACCTTCGTTCAAGGTCATGTGAAAGAAACAACAGTCAACGGATTGCTCGAGGGTAAGTATGATCTTGGCGATTTACAGACTAATGACTGCACCATGACTGCAAATGGTTACTGTTATACCCGAGAAAAGCAGGGTAAGTTTCCTGAGATTGTTCAGAAATTCTTTGATGATCGTCAGAAATACAAGAAACTGATGATCGCTGCTGAAAAAGAATATGAAATTACAAAAGATGCTAGACTTAAGAATGACATCTCGAAGTATAATAACTTTCAGATGGCAAGAAAGATTCAGTTGAACTCACTATTCGGTGCGTTGGCAAATGAATATTTCCGTTACTATGATGCTCGTATTGCCGAGGGTATCACGATGACTGGTCAGTATATTATCCGAAAAGTTGGTGCGGCACTTGATGTTTATCTCAATAAGGTCGTAGGTACAAATGGACACAACTACTCTTTCTACAGTGATACTGATTCTTGTTATATTTCCTTGGACCCTCTTGTTCGTAAGTATTATGGCAATTTATCACGCGATAAACTCATTGATGTTCTCGATAAAATCTGCGAAGAGAAAATCACAGAGACAATCAACAAGAGTTGTGATCAACTTGCAGACTACACGAACGCATTTCAAAAGAAAATTATATTCAAACGCGAGGCAATCGCGGAACGTGGTCTCTGGGTTGCGAAGAAAGGGTATGCGCTCAACGTCTACGATAACGAAGGTGTTCGATACAAAGAACCAAAACTCAAAGTCATGGGTCTCGAGATCGTTCGGTCG